CTAACAAAAACATGGACCTTTGCTGTATAACAGTTAAATATATAAGAGAGACACTATGTATCAACTGTACACACTACGACTTAACTTTAACGAGCCAGCTGTCTATATTGAAAAGTTTGACAGGATGGTTTATACCAACGAACAGTATCAAGATGACATTACGTTTGCATGTTGTGTAGAGTTAGCTGCACGTGGGGTACATTGCACACAGAGTCAACACAACACACTTACGTTTGAGAACTCAAGGGACTACACATACGCTACGTTGTTCCTAAGTGACAGTAGAGAATACACCGTAGAACACATCTAAAACTCTATCTAAAGAGCCATTAAAACGGAATCCCCTATTTAAGACTATTTGCATAGCTATGCTAGGGGCGTGTCGTACAGGTTAGACTAAAACACAAACTATATGTGTCGCGAGTACATGTGTACTGTAAATTTTTGCTAAACTGTTAGCTACCGCTAACACTTCGTGCTTTTTTCTGCGTTAACCGCTTCGCGGCTGTTGTACATCCGCCTGACGTAAATACAGTATCAGAACGGAATCATCATGACAGTACTTGTATTATTTTTAATGTTAACCATCAAACATGCCATATGCGATCTATATCTACAGAGCTATTTGGATCAACACAGCAACAACAAAGGACAGTATCTAGGTGCTTGGAAACACTATCTTGAACACACCATAGGCACACTTGTTGTACTGATATTCTTTGTTGATTGGCCTTGGACTGCACTACTTGCATTTGCTGACGGCATAGCACATTGGCACATTGATTGGGCCAAGCATCGTACACTCGGATGGTATGAAAGTCGAACTGGAGTATCTATGGAACAACACAGTAGAAACAACTACTGGCTAGTACAAGCAGTAGATCAAATGTTGCACTTTGCAACCTACTTCATATTGTGTTTGATTGTGCTGGGACTCAACTGATCAGCTCGTTGTGTTTCTATGCTTAGATAACCTGACAGCCATTCCTTTTCATTTATAAAGTCTATGGTCTCGCCATTGAAGTGATCGTACAAACGTTTGGCCAATAGATCGTGATTGTCTCGGCTCAGATGGTTTAGTCTTTGATCAGGAGTGTTAGGTTGAGCATACCATGCTTCACCATGTTCGTGTGTGATGAATTCGTTCTTGCTCACATGCTGTAGACATCCTACTATGTATCCACCTGCAACTGCTATAGGAAACTGCTGTGGTTGATCAAAGCCAGGCAGTATGTGTAGATGTATGTCATGATTGCTCAATGCCCAACGCATGGTATTGAGATATGCGTATACCATCTGTTGGCGTTGCCAGTCTTTTTCATCTGTGTGTATGTAGTTGATGTATGCTCGCATTGCATCGTTTTCTTTGGGTGTTAGTATCTTCTCTCCTACTAGATCATCAACAAGCCCAAAAGGATTGCTTACCCACGGCTTGTCTTTGAAGTACCAATAGCGACTGCTCTCTGTAGTTTGTACAATTATATGATCGCCTGGTTTGTATTGATCTATAAAGTAATTAAATCTTGATATGATCCATTCGTTTGATACACCAAATTCTCCTAGTGCTTTTAGCTCAAGTCCCATCAGTTCACTCAACTGTACTGACCATTGCCAGTCTACCCAACTGTCGCTTCCTGATACTGCTGTACTAGGTATACTAAAACTATCTCCAAATACATATAAGCTGGGTGTATGATTTTTTAGTTCAACTGTCATCTTTTGTACATTACCTTTTGACCAATAACCTTAGGGTGGGTATCGCCTTCAAGCATGCTAGGATTAATTTCTACTTGGGCACAACTTAGATACTCAACCTGTGCATCTCGTCCGTATGTTCTCTTTGCGTGATCCTGTACACCGTTTAGTAGTTTAGCTCCGAATTCATTGTAGAACTGTTCGCATTGGCTAAAGCTGTTAAAAGTAATTTGCCAACTGTATAGATTTTCTTTTTGTGTTGGTTCTTCAGTAAAGAATAGTGTTGCTAGGAATATAAATGTAACTGTCTTCATATATTATTCGTCTCCTAAATTATTTAAAAATTGTCTTAGTTTAGTACTGTCTGTTTCAGCTCGTACTTTTCCAACACTAGTTCCTTCTGTTGGATCTTCTCTAGGTTCTGCTGGTGTACTATTGCTACGTTTTAGGCTGTCCATAATAGTTGAACTACCTGAACTTGATTGATAATTATCTTCTTCGTCTTCATCAAGATCAAATATACGTAGGGTATCAATATCAAATCCAAGATCAACTTTTGACCCTACACCGCTTGAACTTCTAGTCTTCATTAACTGTATTTGATAACGTCCACGCTCACGCATTGCTCTGCTTGTAAATATACCAAACACGTTATCAGCAGTTTGTATCTTACTTAGTCCACCACTAATATGTGAATGATCAAATTCAATTTCTTCTACTGCACCTCTATTCAACTGTGCCGCCGTAACAAATACTGTTTGTAATTCCATTGCTAGGTTACGTAGTTCTTCTGACACAAACTTATCTTTAATAAACAAGTTTTCTGCACTTACCTTTGCTCCATTAGGCATAAGCAAGTCTAAATAATCAATCAACAGTACATCAATCTTCTTACCTGTTTTAATTTCATATTCTTTAATATAACTACGAATGTCGTTGGGGGTCTTACCACTTGGCATATACTTAACTTGAAATGCACCTGACTTCTTACCTATCATCTTAACTTTCATTTCAACGTCATCAATGTTCTTAAATATATCACGTGTGCTGATTTCTGTTACCATACTGTCTACACGCATACTAACTAAGTTCTCACTAAGCTCTAGGGTCAAGTACAATACATTCATACCCTTTTGTGCAAAGTTTACACCCAAGTTAGCCAAGAACAAACTCTTACCTGCACCCGAGCCACCTGCAAATATATTAAGCTCTCCTCTGTTGAACCCACCAAATAATTTCTTATCTAGTATAGCCCACCCTGTACTTACTTGTCCGTTATTGTCTTTGATTGCTTCTAAGCGTTTTCTAGGGTCATCAAAATAATTTGTACCCAAGTCTTTTTGTAATCCAATTTGCACAGCCTTCTTAACTAAATCTTCAACAGGACCATAGTCTCCACTTTCAAGTAAGTCTGCTCCTTTAAGTATTGCTTTCTCTAATGCTTTGTGTCTGCTAAATGTTTCGAACTCTAACAACAACCAATCATAATGATTCTCTTGCATTTGTCCTGGATCTTTTAAGTCTACTTTAGTTGCCGCATTTATTATTTCAAATGTAGGCAATGCATTGTGTTCACTTACATAATCATTTAAAAACTTTGCTGTTGGTTGTAAACGCCTATCAAAAGAATCTGGATCAAATACACTCTGACATCTTACAAATGTTTCTGCATCAGTAAGCATCATTTCTAGATATACCTTCTGTATATCATATCCATAATCTGTATTCTGTCTAGTTGCCATTAAGTGTCTTTTCTAATTCCTTCAGTATATCTATATATTGATATACTACTTTCTTCTTATCCTCGTCTGAAGCGTTGCTATGAACAACTGCCATCATTTTAGGAAATTCTTCTGTAAGTCTTTTGTTTATTATAGCTTCTGATACCATTGTTTGTCAAGTGTTATTTTGGTTTGTGTTTGTGCTAGTACCGCACCAATACATGATCCTGGGTCACCTGGGTTAGGCGGTACCCATACATGCTCCCAATCTTTACGTACCTGATCCATAGCCTTTTTATTTAGAGCTCCACCTCCGGCAAAAGCTATAGCCTTACCATGATTGGTTTTATAGTGAGCGTAGTTAGATAGTATCTTTACACAGTATTCAAATACTGCTTGGGTAGCGGCTGCAATATCATACATGTCTTGTTTTGAAGTCAATTCAGGTCTCCACCAACGACACCCTCTATGTAAATTCTCTCTCATACGAATTGAAGGCTTGTGAGCCTCTTGGTTAACTTTAATAATTTCTTTAAGCATAGTATGCATAAGTTTCACACCATCGCCTTTTGCCGCCCATTCAGTAACTAGATACTCATCACGTTGTGGTACTAGTCCTATACGTTGTGTCATAGCACTATAAAAAAGTCCTAGGCTATGTGGATACCCTTGGCTATGTATCTTCTTAAGTTTATTATTTTTACCATGCCATATTGTTAGGGTCTCAAATTCTCCTATTGAGTCTAAACAAACTACTGCACAATCATCATGGGGTTGTGTATAATAAGCATAGGCCGCATGCGATAAATGATGTTGGGTATATTTAATTGGTACTGTAAGTCCCCAAGGTTCTAAATATTTAGGTATATTGTTCTCTTTCCAAAGCCAACCCTGACCTGCTCTCCATTGACGCAATGTCTTAAGCCCGGGTCTTTCATACCATTGTATTGCCCAGGGTGGACCAAAACTTTGCTTGGCTACTTCTATCTGTGTCCAGTTAAAGTCTGGGTCATTCGGTACCTTAGAAAAATCTTTTGATAGGCTAGCCCATAATAACTTGTCATTATCAAATACTGCTAAACTTGCATCGTGGCTGTTTCCTACCATTCCCCAGTGAATCATACTATTGCCTCCATTGCCCATTGTCTTTCTTTACACCACCAACATTTACCACAGGGTACTGTAAAGTTTTGTGTAGATTCTATAGTGCCTTCACAACTCCAAGTCTTTTCAAATAAAGACATAATATCTAATTTTTTATACTGCTTCATTATTGTTCTTTTGTCGTTTTGTGCGAAAGGCCTAAATATCGGTATTACTAACCAATCATCTTCTATTTTCAAAAGCATAGGTTTATCTCTACGTTCATCTCTACCTTCGTCTAATATTCCCTTTGGAGGATTCATTGTAACACCATTTAGCATTAGATCTAAATTATATTTTTTAGCAATATTATGCAACATACCTTTTCTGTATATTACATTTGGATCAGTACCAGCTTGCTCACCTCTCTTACGTTGTCTTTTAAAAATGTGTTCTTTAATACTTTTTGTATCTGTAAGCCTTATTACTTCTGCAACTACATCTTTTGCATATTGTTCATTAAAATTATTTTCTGTATTTAATGATCCAGTTATAACATATATGTCAGCGTCTTTAATACATTTGACTAAAGTATAAAGAACTAAAGCACTATCTGCGCCGCCACTAACTTGTACACCAACACGTTTAACGTTTGGAAAAATTGTCCATAAGTTTGCATCTAGATAATTTTCCATTTACATTTCTACGATTTAAATTTTTTCCATAGTTTGTGCAATATGTAAAACCAAACTGAATTTACTGCTGGTTCTACTATTGCAACTAATCCTGCTTCCCAAATACTTGCTCCGGTAATTAAACTTACAACTACCATTGCTATTATAATATGTCCAATAAAAAATATAATTGCAAGTACTAAACTTTCATCTATTTTATTTCTTACAACATTAACTATACCTTGTGTTAATTCTGTCATCAATGTTAACCTTCTCTTTCTCCCTATTTGTAAATATACGGGTCCTTCTTCTTCATTTCTTTGATCTTTTTCTTATACTCGCGTTCTTCTTTCCAGTCTTTATACATTTCTATATAGAACTTAATTGGAAATGTAATAAAGTTCCAAAAGTTTTTTATATGTTGAACCATTTCTTCTCCTTAAGCCTAATTTTTAAAGGGCTTGATTCTACTGCACTTACGATCTTATGTAATGCGTACAATCGTCCGTGCTTATTAACTGCTTCACCTATATCGTTAATACCTTCACCCCAGTCAGGCATTGATACTCCCCAACCTAAGTCAATTGCTTCTTCTACTAATTTAGAACCTGCTTCGTCTCTATCAGGAACAACGATTACATCTTTATTTAATCTATTGATTAACATAGCCTGTTGATCTTTGATTTCACTACCTAGTAATGCTACACCGTCAATGTGAATTGCATCTAAAGGACCTTCGCATACTATTACAAATACTTTTTTTGGGTGCTGTTCATCTAAGTTAAAAACAAAGCCTGGTTGTTGTTCGCTTAGATACTTAGGAGTTTTATTAGGTATAATGGTTCTAGCAGTCCATCCAACTATTTCTCTTTGAAAATAGAACGGAACAATAAGCCTATCTCTATATCCTAAACTAGAACTCCAGTAATAGTCTGTGTCATATATGCTTAAACTACGTGAAGCTATATATTCTAATACTGCCAAGCTATGACTATCAAAGTCATCAATATCTGCAATCTTTATAGAGTTATCTGGTAAATCTACAGTATCAAATTTAGGTAGCTCAACTATATTTTTTTTAATTTGTATACCTTCATTTTCTTGCATTACTTGTAATGCTAATTTATTAATTACATCGTCAGGTGCATTTAACCATGTTAATAAATTTCTAAACTTATATGATATGTTCCGTCCTGGTTGCCAGCTGGCCTTAAACCCGCAGTTAAAACAATGATAACTGATATTCTCACCTTCTTGGATAATACCGCCTCGTTGTCTAGTATCTACAGATTGACCATTATGCTGACAACACGGAGCATTGAAGGAGATCCATCCGCTAGGCGTTTTTTTACGCTTAGGCGGAATATATGTCAGAACTGTCTCAGCTACAATACTCATAGTTATATTATAGCGTCTTATTAGAGTAAAGTCAACTAATTTCTAACAAGTATTTTTGAAATTTTATCTGTAGGTGATACTGTAGTTTTAAATCTTAAATGGTTAAAAACACCATTAAAGTTTACAGGAATTGGTGTAGTTTCGGCGCCTGTAAAAGTTACAGTTGCTACATCGCCCCAATGAGTAGATTCCGTAACCGTACTGTCTAAAGTAGCTTGTACTACTACATCGCCAATATATGCCGCACTAGTATAAATGGCTGCTGTATGTAATGCTTCGTTGCCATTTATAGCTGGTTCAGCTGTCTTAGATTCACTATAGAATATTGTGCTTTCTTCATCAGATTGTTGGAACGTTGTAAAGCTATAAGAGTCGCGTGGTCCTGGTAATGCGCCTGAAATTATTTGTATAGTTCCGTTATTACCAAAGAAGCTATCAGAGTATGTTAATGTGTTGTCGCTGTTTGAGTCTACTAAATGTATATTATAACTTAAATACTGATCCTTTACATTAAGTAAATCATTTTCTGTTATTGTTACCGTACATAATCCTCTTGTTGCTGCACTATCATCTCCGCTAACAGCAGTAGCATCATGTTCTATAATTAAACTTTTATTTTCATCAAATGCACTAAACTTTACAGTATAACCACTGATTGATAGTGGTTTTTGATCTGCATTTAAGATTCTGAATTGTAATTTGTTATCTATATTTTTATATACTTTTATTTGTCTTTGGTACACTGGTTTATACTCCGTTATGAATCCAGAGTCATTAGCTATGATTTGGATTCTGTTATTGACTAAATATCTAGGTATTAGCTGCGACATGCAAGTATTTATCGGATAAAAAAATTAAAGATGCTACTAAAAAATATAGAGAATGACTTCCCGTTTATAAGTGTAGCCACATATGGTGGTGTAGAGTATGTTGGTATAATTGTTAATCAAGATCAGTATGTTACTACTATGTATGTATACAATGATCTTATAGACAATAACCACAAGAAAATGTTCTTAGAACTAGGTGACATATGGTGGTGGGAATCTAATAGAATGATCCCTATTAACATCTTCCTTAGAGTAGAGATGGAACAGTTTCAATATGCGTTGATGTCAATGAATTCTAAAGATGTTAAAATAACAATAGGTCCTGTTGTTAATTTAGGTAACCTATCTGTAAAAAGAATAAAACGTAAATCAGTACAATTAGTTAGGCGCCAGAAGAAGTAACGTATTTAATATACCTGTAGTATATATAATCAAACAAAACAGTATTAAAAAGTAGGCCTAACGCTGTTATCTGAAAACCTATTAAAAATGGTAAAAGCCATAGCCAAAGAAACATCTTAATTAAGTAATCACTAACAAAAATTTTAGGTACAATATATGTATGCCAAGGACCTAATTCAGGTTTTTTGTGTTGCCTATAATCTTCAAACTCCCAATTCATCTGTTCTCCCACTCTTGTTTATCTAATGTAATATACCAAGCTCGATACGGCTTAGCCATTGAGTTATTTCTTAATCTATCTTTGCCTGATCTATTCTTTTCAGGCCACCATAAAAAAGGTTGCACACTTTCAGGAAATACTTTTTTATTTGCTATACTTCCCCAATTAGTTTTCCAAAAAAGCCTATCGGTATACTGAAAAATATCATTTAAAAAATATTCATAATCAAATAATTCATTTGGGTATTTGTTTTCGTATCCGCCTGGAAGTTCTTCTCTATCAAATACTGATCTTGTAATTGTAATCATGTCGTATTGTTTAGGTAACACTATTGGTTTTTTATTTTTAATTTCTAACAAGTGTCTTGCCATACGCATTTTAGCAAACATTTGTTGATACAGTCCGCCATCGAATGTTGATTTGATATCAGTAGCTTCAACTTCTATATCGTACCAGTAATTTAAAAGTACGCCTAATAATCCTACACCTGCACCTATATCGCATACAGTTTTTATATTATCGAGATCCATATGCTGTATACAAAATTGTTTTTCGTTATAGTAGTTCCAAAAGTTTTTTGAATACTTATAGCCTTCTTCGTATATAGTTTTGCCTGTTTCGTCTCTTGATTTTTGAACTTCGAGTTCGTCTAAGAATTTTCTAAACTTTTCTATGTTCATCTTGTTTCTTTCTTGCAAATTTAATATCACAGTATCCGCAGATTACATATCCTTCGTCTGGTACACTATAATAAACTTTAGGGTGATCCATATCCTCACCCATACACCATACACGATCGCTATCAACATATATTATTGTTTCAGGATTTTCTTTTTGCATTTTCCCACTGCTCACACAATAGATTCATATGTACTATAACACTTACTGCGTATGCTACAGCATGTGCTTTTTTAAAATAGTATTCACCGTCTGTTGGTTTTTTCCAAACCTCTTTCATTATTGTCTGCCAACTTTCGTTCGCTAGGTGTCTCTTTGCTGGTCGTATTATTGCTAAAGTTGCTGCTAAATGCTCTACCGATGTAGGTTTCAAGAGTTTTAATAGTTTGCTGTGACCGCTTAGATGAAAGACTTGATCTACGAAGTCTTGATGCTCCAAAAGTTCCCATATTGGTTTCCTTTCCATTAATGTCTGTAAGTGGGATTCATCTTTAATGTCTTTGTATATACTGACATTAAGAAAGTCTAACTTAAAGTATCCGCGATCTTCTGCGTCTTTATAGTTAATTGTTGATAGGTTGTCTACGGGATTATGTGGAATCTCAGTAACATACACACCTGTGTTATGTTTTTTTCCTGTGTCTAATTTTGCAACTCTGTGATTAATTAGTGATAATATGTCATCTCTATCTGCAAAGTCTATATCAATATCAGGCATTGTCTATTTTATCCTTGCACTTTTTTCCGTGCTCTCGATTATAATCATATTCACTAACTTGTTTTTTGCATTTTTCACAGGTATGATCTTTCCATTCTTTTCTACGTTTTCTCATTTCGGCCCAGTACTTTGGATGCCTCCATTCAAATGCCATTATTTCTTTCTAGCTTTTTTGCTTTCTTTTTAGCCATATCCCATTTAAGTTTGCTGACTCTATCTTTAAAAGTAACACCCTGTAAATGATCCCACTCATGTAAAAAACATTTAGCAGAGTATCCTGATATTTTAGTACTTACCTCTTTGAGATTTTCGTCATACCATTTTGCGAGTATCTCCTTGGGTCTAGTTACTTTTACAAATATATTAGGAAAACTTAAACACCCTTCAATGTCTTGTACAGTTTCTTCTGTGTGTTGTAACACTACAGGATTAATAGCAATAATTGCATTATCTTTATTTTCACCCATAACAAAAACTTGTGCATCCATACCTATTTGACTAGCACTTAATCCTATGCCTTGGTTATCTAACATAAAGTTTACCATATTTTCTTTTAATTCTTTAGGATCAAAGTTTGGATTTTTTATATCCACGTCTTTTAATTTCTTTTCTAAAAAATCGTCCGGGTGATATATTAGTTTCATAATTCTACTTCTTCCCAATTTATTTTTTCAAAGCCCTCGTCACGCGGCATATTTACAGCATGAGCTTTAACTCTACCCTTCCAATTGATATCGTTAATAAGCACACGGCCAGTATCTGCAAACCCCATAATTAATATATCAAAAGGAATGCCAGCATTTTTTAATGCTGATTCTGTTACTTCTCTAACACTTTCTCTTCGTCCAGTTATAAGAACAATCCTACAACCTTTCTTTTCCCATTGGTCAAACTTTTTAGCTACTCCTGGAAGTATTTCTGGCTCTTTGGTTACTAAGTCAAGATGTCCGTCTGGAGGATATTTAAATATAGTTCCGTCAATATCACAAATTATTGTTTTCATAAGTTACTTTCTTTTACAACTTCTTTTACAGTTTCAACGTCGTTGATTTGTTTTTTGAATCGTCTAGCCCAATGCTGAGGATCCATTATATTAAAAATTATTTCTAATTGTTCATCGTTAAATTTACTCATCATTTGCTTTCCTGACTTGCAGTTTAAAATTAGCCAAGGACTTATCTTTCCATCCTTGATATGATATATTGCTCTATTCAAACTTACATAATCAAAATAATGATTCCATAAACTATTATTTTCATCAGCCCAATCCATCATTGTCATGATAGAACGTTCTAATGCAGTTTGTACTCCTTCTTTCTTAATTAGCTCTATTGCGTAAGTTTCGTACATTTCATCACGGCACCAGTGGTCAAGTTTGACGCCGGAAGTGACAACATAATCGATATATTTTTCGGGGTATAAGGGTCGTACATTGTTAACAAAACTGCCGAACTTAACAAAAGCATTATAGTAAGGACTTTTATCGAAGTCATCGTGTGTTTTTTCTTTTTTGACACCTGCACTTAATTTATAAAATTGGTTAAAAGTATATAGTCCTAGTTGGACACGTTTTTCGTGACGTTGTAAGAAACGTCTTTTTGGTTGACACATATGCACAGCTAAAGTTTTTTCTCGCATAAATCCAGAGCCACAATATTCGCATACGTAAGGTTTTTCAGAACTTGACATTCTCAATTCCATGTTCCTCTGCAAGTTCTTTAAGTTCTTTTCTTGTAGATATTTCAGCAAGTAGTTCTACCTCTCTTTGTTTCATGTTTGGGTATAATTGTTCTAAGAACTTTATTATGTTATTATTGTTTGTTCCTGCTTTCTTCTTAAATCCTATGTAAGGGTGAAACTTAATTTTACCCCAAGAACCGCTTATACATAATAGTTGCCACATTAGCTCTTGATGTCCGTTTTCTTTACCAACACCAATAGTATTAAAGTGTTTATTGTAGTATTCGTTAGTTTTGAATACTGCGAGCTCCATTTCTTCTCTAGACCCTTGTACGGCGCTTACATAGCGATTAAGAAGCCAAAACGACACGGTTTTACGTTCTTCATCAGATAACTCCTTCCATACACTTTTTGCATTCATATCAATTGCTGCAAGTATATCTTTTATTGGAAGTTTTGCTTGTGCCATTCTGTTAAGTCCTCAGGTGTATTAATTTCCATGCCATTAAATGTAACTTCGTATACTGACATAGTATAGTTATTTTGCAACCATCTAAGTTGCTCTAATTTCTCAATATTTTCTTCATTGCATACATGTAGTTTAGGATATGCCGCTAGTGCTTGTCTAGTATATCCGTACACACCTAAATGGTGAGCACCATACTCTAGTCCTGCTCTACAAAACCAATGAGCCTTATCATAAGTATGTATTAGTTTAACACTATTAGGATCTTTTTGCAAGTCCTTATTCATCTTTGTGTATACTGTTGTTATAGGTGAATCGTTTATAAAAATACCATTTGCTACAGTTTTAATAATATCAACAGTAATGTCAGGCATATCTCCTTGTACATTAATAACTGCATCGTATCTATTCATATGCGGAAAGCCTGCACATCTTTCTGTTCCGTTTTCAAAAGGATCATCTTGTATAATACAATTTCCGTCTGGAAATAAACTTGCAACTCTTTTACTATCTGTAAGCACATATGTATCAAGTTTGCTTTCAAGACATCGTTCATAAACACGTTTAATCATCGGCTGACCATTTAACAATGCAAGAGGTTTATCTGGAAATCTTGTACTTGCCATTCTAGCAGGAATACAAATAGCAATTCTTAAATTTCTTAATTTCATTAACCTACTCCGAAATAATAATTCATAAGTCCCATAGCTAATACAGTTGCAAGAGCTCCGTTCAACATAGTAATAGCTCTATCATGCCATAACATTCCAACCCATAGCCAACCAAGTGTGCCTATTAAACTAAACCACAAGTCTATATAAGGAATGCTACCAACACTTCTAGCCGCAACAGCAACAAGAATAAAAAAACTGGCCGCCCACTTAACATACCACGATAAGTCACCTTTAGGAGTAACTTTTTTAAAAACTCTTGTTGAGTTAAGAGCTTTAATTTTGTCGTCTAATTTTTCTTTAATTGGTTCTATTGTCATTCCTCCAAATCGTCCCATTCTTTATCGTCCTTATAAAAATCTGGACAGCCATCATCTGTACAATAATTTGGATCAACGTTTTTTATATCTGAAATGTCACCTGATCCTAGTGCTTTAAAAAATTTTGATATTGTAGAGGATTGTTCCTTTGTAGATTGACAAGCCGTTAATGTTATCAAACAAGTTAGTATTAAAATTTTATTCTTTAAGTTCTTCTTCATCTTTTATAGTATAATACATTATTAACAATCTGTCAAGTTGTATTTTTAATGCTTTGTTAGTTTTGGCTACACTTAACATGTGTCTCCACTCGGCATGCGTAAACAAATCTCCAGTTTCTCTTGATACTGCATCTGGATCGCCACCAACTATCCACCTTGGTTTTTTATTGTGTGGTGGATCTCGATAACGAGCGAACACAACACCGTTGGCTCGCTCGTATATCAATGCTTGATTGGGCATAAGTTTACCCAATTCATTTAAGCCTTTTTCTTACGTGTAGTTTTCTTTTTAACTGGCTCTTCAACAGGTTGTGTTCTGTTTTGAATCCAATTTAAAAGTAATCCATAAGCTGGTAAAAATACAACTAACCCTACAACAATTTTTGTAAGGGTGTTGTTAAAGGCAACACCATGTACCCAAGGCGCCGGGTAAAATGCTGTATAAAAGAAAGCATACGTATCAATGATGTTTGCAGCAATAGTTGATACTGCTGGTGCCGCCCACCACATTTCTGTATACTTTTCACGAATATGTTGGAATACATATACGTCAAGCATTGTACCTATTGCATAGGCTGTACCACTAGCAAGTCCAACTCTATATGCATGTTCGTCACCTAGTGCTAATAGCACAAGCACAGATGCAATAATAGCTGGAATAATAGCTAATGCTACAACAGCTCTACCTGCTTCTTTACCAACCATACGTACTGTAAGGTCAGTTGCAACAACTACAATTGGAAAAGTAAATGCAGCCGCCGCAAGAGGAAATGATCCAAACAAGGGCAGTTCTGCTCCTGGAAATAAATCAAATCGAATAGTAACCAAGTAATTAGACACAGCAATAACAAGTGTGTGTAAAATTACAAGATTTCTTACAAGTGTCTTATCGACACCCTCTAGTAGTTTTGTGAACATAAGTCCTCCTCTATTTTACTACGGTGCCAACTGTACGGCGAACAATGTCGTCGTGGTTGAATTCGGCCCAATAAAGTTCAAAAGCGACACCGTCTTCTAAACCTTCAAATTGGTGGACCTTTCCCGGCTTCACTTGTGTGAAGTCACCTGGACCAAGAATAGTTTCATCAATTAATCCTTCTTGGTCATCTTGCCAAACTCGAACAATCATCTTGCCCGATTCAACAAAGAATCCATTCCATTTAAATCTATGTTCATGTTCTGAACATTTAAATCCTGCGTTAAACTCAATACGATGAAACTCTAACACACCATTTGCATGTATTAGTTCTGTTCCACCCCATATTTTTCCTGCTTTAATTCCCATAGAGATTCTCCTTTACAATATCAATCCATAATCTATTAGCTCTGATTGTCGTGATATTTCTTTAATGAAATATGCACATAGTGGGTTTGCTCCTTCAGTAATCGGAACGGCTAGTAGTTGTCCATTTTTTACTTTAGGAAAATACCATTTTACATCGTTGTAAAAATTGGTAATTTTTATTTTTCCGTAATCTATTTTATAACTTGATAAAGGATTAAACAAGAATGCTTCAAATCCTCGGTTGTTTATACTTGTTAACGGAAGTACTTCTAAGTCATTACCACTGGTGCTATCGCCAACTGCTATAGACCAATCTAATGGCATCATAATTTCTTTTCCTGCTATTTCTAGTACCATTGCTGGTGCATTAAAACTTTCTAAAAAGATTAACGGTATAAAAAAGAAATCTGGATCTTTTGGATCACTGTTATCTAATACTGCAAATCTTATATCTTCTTCAAGTTCATCAGGTAAGTTAGTTAATGGAAAACACTTATCCTCTAATGTTAATATTCTCATATATTATTATTCCTTTAATTCCAGTCTACCTTCTCAATAGTGAAAGGATATTCTGCTTCTTTATAAAATTTTTTACGTTGAGTTAAATGTCTTTTTGCAAATTTGCATGTCGATGTTAGGTCCCAGATTTGTACAAAGTCTTTATCTTTAGCCTTTCGTACTCCTCTACCGATTGATTGTATTACGCGAACAAACGACTTACCAGGTTCAATAAGCACGAGATTAAAAATACGTGGAATATTAATTCCCACCGAAGCAACTCCGTAGGTTGCGATAACCACATGATTAGTACCTTCGTTAATTTCGTCATAAGCCTCCTTTCGATTTTTTAACTTGACATCTCCTTTAACAAAAACGCTATTAGGGATCAACTGCTGGAGAAGTTCTCCAGCAGATATTCTGTCCACTAATATAAGGGTGTTGCCTGATTGTGATATTGTATTTAACAGTTTGCCTATATAATCTATCCTGTCTTTATTAGTGACAAGATACTTTAATTCTTCTTGATAATTAGTATGTGCTACAGTATCAATTAACTGTACAACATTAACATGACAGTTAGATAACACACCTTTATCTTGTAATTCTTTTGCTGTAATGTTTCCTATTACTGGACCTAAACTTGCATGTATACTTTCAAACTCAAACTTTTCTTTAGGAATAGTTCCTGTTAATCCCCATCGAATTGGAGCATTTCGTAAGTTACGTGTTAACAAGTTTTTAAGTACTTCAGCTTTCGCTTGATGTACTTCGTCAACAATAACTGTACTTACATCTTCTAAAAACTCTGCAAGACTCAATACTGCGGATCCATCCTTTGTTTTCTTGTCAAGGATATTTAAACTTTGCCAAGTACAAATAGTATGAGTCCTGCCTAGCTCTTTTCTATCTCCAAAATATACTCCAACGTCCAAGCCACAGTTAATGTAGTCCTCTTCAGTCTGCGTTACTAGACTCTTGTTTGGAACTACCACAAGGCTACGCCCATATTTTTCTGTGATCTTAGATAGGGTTGCTGTGATGATTGTTTTGCCAGCACCAGTTGCAACTTCTTGTAATGCTTGAGGATTTGATAGAAAATTGTTAATTACTTC